AACACTGCTGGTACCTTTAGACTAGATACAGGAAACAAGATTATAGCAGCCATACAAGGTAAAGATTATGTATTCTGTATAACAGATCAAGCTGCTTATGTTATTCAATTTGTTGGTCCACCATTTACTTTTTCAGTAAGACAGGTGGGTACTAATTGTGGATGTATTGGTCCTAAAGCTGTATCTTATGCAAACGGAGCTGTATGGTGGATGTCAGCTGAAGGAGGATTTTTTGTCTTTGATGGTACAGTAAAATCATTACCATGTTTGGTAGAAGACTTTGTATTTAGTACAGATGGAGATAACTTAGGAATAAACTATAATGCTTCTGATCTTGTTTATTCAGCACCTAATGCTTTGTATACAGAGATAAATTGGTTTTATGCTAAATCAGGTTCAGAACAAATTGATAGATGTGTAACTTATAATTATTCAGAAAATGTATTTACTACATCATCTCTAGACAGATCAAGCTATCAAGATCAAGGTGTATACCCTGAACCTTATGCAACTGATTATGATTCTACAGCCTTACCTGTCTTTTCGGCTATCAGTGGCATAACTAATAAGTATGGAGCGTCTATATACTATTGTCATGAGAAAGGCGACGATCAAGTAAATAGTTCTGGCACTACATCAATTAATGCATTTATTAAGTCTGGAGATTGGGATATTACATCTAGACGAAGCGCTTTAGGTCAACAGACTGGAGTGGTAGACTATAGAGGAGATGGAGAGTTCTTTATGTCTGTAAAAAGATTTATACCTGATTTTAAATATTTACGTGGTAATTCTACAGTTACATTGTTTTTGAATGATTATCCTGACAATGCTCCTGTTGGTTCGCCATTAGGTCCCTTTACAATAACCAAAACCACTGATAAGATAGATACAAGAGCTAGAGGAAGATTGGTTGCTATTCAGATAGCCAACACATCCACAGGAGAAGCCTGGCGATACGGTACCTTTAGACTTGATGCACAACCGGATGGAAGAAGAT